ACTGTCCCGAATGTGACTGGACGGGCATGATGGTCTCCATCATATTCGATGGCTACCTTGATTGACGGAATGTAGAAGTCAAGACGGAGCGGTCTTCCACCGTCTCCTACCAAATCGGGAAAGGTCTTCTGGAATTCATACGGAATACCAGACTTTTCCAAGATTGAGCCAACCAACCGCTCTCCCTTGGATGCTTTACATTTTGGACATCCAGAACCTTGTCCGATATGAGTTCCGACTTGTTGAACAAAGTCTCCATGAAACGAACACCTTATAGTGATTCGTGTATTAACCCCTTTCCATTCGGATTCGTCTGGTCTGGTATAGGAATACTTGGAACCGTGGATCAGCCTAGCCCGTTCCATGAAGAGTTCCCAAGTCATTCTCCCAACCGTCCTACGACCCGGTCTTACATCCCTTGGGTCGATATTGAGGGGTTCGATACCAAGAGCGCACTTGGGGCATCCAGAGCCTTCTAACAGGCTTCCAAGGGTGGGAGAGAAGGTGGATTTATGACGCTTGCAATAGACGGTGATACGATCATGGCTCATTCGTTCTGTGATGTCGGAAGGGTATTCATACCAATCATACCGTTCTCCCTGCGATTGCTTCAATCGTTCCATGATGATTTCGGGGGTGAGTTTACGAACCATCGCATTACCAACATTAGCACAAATACGACACCCACCCCCACGCAAATGATCCTCGACTTGCTGTAAAAACTCTCCATGTATCGGGCAAACTATCCGAATCAGTGTTTTTGATCGAACATCCGATAGATCAGGATATTGGTATTTGCTGTTGTGTAATGAATTGGCTTGGTTGATGAATTCTTCGCTAGTGCGGGTATTCGATGGCTTATATGATGCGGTTTTAGATAACCCGCAAGCATTACACCCGCATCCACGAAGATGGTTAGTCACCAATTGATACGATACTCCATGATCGGGACATACTACACGGAACTTTGTTCGTGTAGTCATTGAGAAGTTCGGATCGACAAGATCGGGATATTGATAACGATTCCCGTGCTTTTCACGGAATCTGGATAACCATGTTTCATTGGAAGTTCGCCTGTTTGGTTTGATGTAGGGAGCTACCTTACGACCCACCGAGTTCTCCCTAGAACACAATGGACAACCATTACCATTTATATGATTGGTCACGGTTTGTAAAAATTCACCGTGCTTTTGACAGAGAATGCGGATTTTTGAACGAGCACGGGTATCCGACAAATCGGGGTATTGATATTTGTCCCCATGTGTTTTTCGAGCGTCTTCCAAAAACTGTTCGGATGACTTGCGCTGTGTTATCGCCAATTGACGCAATTTCTCTGGATTTCCTGACATATTCAACCTCTCTTTTAGTGTTATTCGTTTAACATAACATAAAAAATAAGAAGAGGTGTAATAAAAAATTGGACTATTGGCGTTCTATGCCGTTATGCTATAACGGATTTCCTATTGGGTTCCTTATCCGTAATGCCATATGTTATTCATTACTATCAGTATAGCTACACTATTTAGCCGTAATGTATATATGAAAAAAGAGCCTTGGATTTCTCCAAGACTCTTTACATAACTCATTGATTTTCAATGACTTACAGACCGAGTGCCGCAAGACCAGTGAACTCAATGTATCGGTAGTACCTGCCAGACCCTAATAGCGAATCTGTGATCGCATATCGGCTCAAGACCCCGATACGAGTACCGAAGTCTTCCTGTGCAACGGCTGTGTTCACCAGATTGAGCATATACGGATGGTACAAAACACCCGCTTCGTCAATCCCTGCGCCCTTGTAGGCGACCAGAGCGTAGTCCACGCCACCATCGAAGTATGCCCAAGGATCACGATAGACCTTGATGCGACCATCAAGAGTACCGACCTCGATCAAGCCCTTCTGGTCGAAGTTGAACACACCAGAAGACTTGAAGGAGCCGTTCTGGATGGTCTGAAGAGCCGTGCAAACACGGGGAGAAGCAACAAGGATGTTGCCCGCACCCTGCAAGGTTGCAGTGTGGATTTCGTTGGAGAGCGAAATCAACTTGTCGGCAATGGCGGCCTTCTTGTCGTACATGAAGGTGGAGGAAACGGTGGTAGGATCGAAGGTCTCGACCACACCATTCTGACCACCATCACCGAAGACGGCGGCGTTCTTGCACTTCCAGAGGATTTCACGGTCGATTTCTGCACCAGACTCATAGGTGAGCTTCTTGACCATTTCACGCCCGATGTCCACACCCTGCATGGTGCGGATGTCGTAGAGCGACTGGACGGAGAAGGAAGCACCAAGCATACGGTCGTGGGCATCAATGCTCTTCTTGTCGAAGGACATCTTGAGCTGACGCATTGCGTATGGGGACACGCCAGTAGTGGCGTTCGGGATCGCAGTGCCGATGTCACGGGGAGCCGTACCCGCAGAAGGAGCCATAATTGCGAGCTTTTCAGCATCGGTCACGGAGAGGGCTTGACCCCAACCACCACCGACCCAACCCGCAACGGCTGTACCCGCAGTGTACACGGTGGTCGAAGCACCAGTCCAAGTCACTGCCCATTCACCAGTGGTCATGTTGATGAGGGTCTTGGCATCGACACCATTCAGGCCAGCGGCCTTCAGGTCGGCAACCACACCCGCATCCGTGACCTTGAACACGCCATTGGAACCCGCAACACCGGGCTTGCCCGACCAACCACTGTACTGACCAACGGACTGGAACCCTGCTTCGGTGCGAGTACCGTCATAGAAGAAACGGAGGGCAAAGGCGAGACCGACCGGGCCGTTCATGGCCTGAACACCCACAAGGTTGTAGGCGAACAGATCGGCTTGAGCACGGCGAACAAGTGCCATCTCAATCGGACGGAACTTGTGTGCATTGGGGTCAAGGGTGGCGGCAGTGAACATACCCTGATTGATGAAAGCATTGCCCAAGGAAGAGCCGTCAATGCCAGAAGAGCCATTCTGTTCCTGCATCAAGAATGCGGAACCGGGCAGATTGGCGAGGTTTTCGAGAAGCTGTGCCACATTCTCTCTGCGGTCTTCTTCCATGATGGAAGAAACGGAGAGCTTCTTGGACTTGACTTCAGACCACTTCTTTGCCAGATACTTCTTGAGAATGGCCTGATGCTGAAGAGGAGCGGGGATAGATGGTTTCATCTTTATACCTCGAAATGGATTGGTTGATACCCTGTGGTTCCCTTATGGGAGCAAGTCATCAATTGCGTCAAAGACCGAAGGAGCCTGTACGGACTCTTCCAACACGGGAGTCCGTGCCGTTGCCGTAGGGTTCTTGACCTCTTCTTCAATCAACTTCTTGCCACCGCTCAAATTCATGTTTGGAGCGGAATCACCTACTAGGGTGTTATTGTTTGCAACCCGTCCCCTTCGCGCTTGCTTGCGGGACTCTTGTAAGAGTTCAATGGATTTGTCAATTTGTTCTTGTATTACTTCGTAGCTCGACTCACGGAATTGACCAAGGATTTTCTTTCGTCCATCCTCATCGAGTCCACTTGTCTTGCTCTCAAGGAGAAGTTCCCGTTGGAGAGAGTTGGCACGATTGGAAATGTGTTCCCGTGCCGTCTGCTCTTCCATCAATTTACCATTCAATTGGGAGACCATCTGCTCAAGCTCTTGGATGCGGGAAGAACCAGACTTGTCAATGACAATGTTCTGTTCCTCGATCACCGAAGCAACTGCCTTGGCGACCTTCCCATAATGTTGTGCCTTCACCGCTTCCTCAAGGATGTCGGTGGGGGTGTTGGTGTTCACGGATTCTTCCAGAACACGGTCAAGGTGGGAGACCAGTTTGGATTCCATGAGAAGCAAGGATTGTACCATCTCATCCTTCATTTGCTTCTTGGATTCCTCAAGGACGGCATTGAACTGTGTTTCCAGTTCACGGGTCTTGTCGGCTGTGAACTGTTCGGCCTTCTTCTGCAACTTGTCCTTGATGACCCGAATGGCCTCAAGTTTCTGTTCCTCAATGACCGCAACCCGCTCATTCACCTTACGGTCAATGATCGCATTCAGGCGTGTTTTGAACGCCTTGTAGGTTCCACCATCAAGGAGGGTCTTGAGTTGTTCTAGGGTCTTGTCTGCCATTTTCTCAACCTCTTTCTTCTATTTATGCAACGAAAAACCGATATAGTGTCATTTTGTGCATATTTTTTGTTGGTTCTTTGATTTCTTGCAAATTTCGCACTTCTTGGATTACAGTTCTTTTCCGATACGGAGCAAGAACCCCTCAAGAATGTCATCCACGGGGGTACGGAGTCCCTTGGTTGCGAGTTTCATTTCCAGTTCTTCATAGGTCATATAGGCACTTTCGGAGCTTCCAACGACATAGTTCTTGGATTCTTCGATCACCTCAATGATTGCTTGGGATGCGGACGGGTCGGTCACAATATCAGCCGCAGTCACCACCGATAGAGAACCCTTGGTGCGTCCAGTGATGGGGTCTGTGGCTCCAAGCATACGGGAAGATGTCGCCAATTGAATCTGATCTTCGACCAGAAGGGTCTCCACAAGCCGTCCAAGGGGGGTAGAAAGGAACTTGGCCTTTCCATACCACCACTTGTTCTTCTCATCCAGAACAAGGGATGTGATGCCAATACAAGCCCGTTCTGGATTGACACGGGGAGTACCGGGATGATTGAGTTCGCCCATTGCACCACGGGGCTTCACCCATTCGTCAATGTAGCGTTCGACCGCACGGCAAGTCTCATCGTAGGCATAGATGCGCCCATTGGAGTTCTTGCGCTCCATGACGATCATAGGACACGCAATCATCTTGCGCTTGATGCCATTGCCGTCAATCTGCTCTTCCAGAATTTCCTTTGCGGAAAAACGGTACGGGGACGAAATGAAATCATCGGTAAGGAGTTGTGGTGTCATAATCATAACCTCTTTTCAGCGACAAGCCTCTTCTTGACCTCATCCATGCGCCCCATTACTTTGGAACGAACAACCGCATTCAGGTCGGTACTCAATTTAGGATCGCCCTCGTAGAGTCTCCGAACTAGGGATGTCCTTGGCAAACGGGCTAGGACATCGGATGGGATTGCAATTGTGCTCATCTCTATACCTCTATTTATGCAAGTTCATTTCAATGTATTCGCACTCTGTCGATTGAATGTGAATTATTCTCCAAAGTCATCGCCCATATCGCCTTCATCGGGAGGCGGTTCGTTGGCCTTCTGCGAACTCTTGTACTTCTCATTGAGCTTATATTCCTCATCGGTCATGCGGAACACTTCCCTCAAGATGTATTCGGGAGCAAACAGGCCATTCGGATTTTCGGGAGAAGCCATATAGTTTGCGGCATTGCCTAGCATGGTGAAACGCTGTTCCAATAGCTCGTTGCGCTTCTGCACCTCGAACACATTGTCTTCAACGAAATTGATGCCAAGGTATTGTGTAGAATTCCAGTCGGAAATCTTCGCATCCTTGATGTTCATACGGTTGAGTTGCATCCATCCATGAAGGATGATCCCATTGCCCCATTTCGACCTAGCACGATTGATGAAGCGAGACCACTTGATTTCATCACGGGGGACTTCACCGGGCTTGCTCAATGAGAACGGATCGGACTGTTCTGTGTTCCAACGGGTCTTTGGATACCGCATGGACTTGTAGAGCTTCTGCAAGAAATACTTGACATCATCCATTGTTCCGATGTCCATTGACCCGCCAAACTCTTCGACCGATGAACCTTCACCGTGGCGTTTGGGGAACCAAATGTCATCGACCACCGATTGAACATTGCGAACGGAGTCAATTTCGCCCGTGGCGGGGTTATACACCGACCGTCTGCGATACTTCTGCATCACACGGTTCATGTATTCGCCAACACGGTTAGAACTCATCTTACCGACTTCGATGTTCCACAAGCGTCTTGCGGGTGCTCTTGCCATGCGATATACCACAAGGGCATCCTCAAGGCCACGAAGCTGATTGTAAGAACGAATGGCGGTTTCCAGATAGCCAAGCACATCAATGGCATTTCGACCGAATACACCATAATTGGCGTATGCAATCTGATTGACCTCGAATGACTTGTTGCCAAGGTCTCCAACAACCTTCGAGTTATACCCGTTGCCATCGGACGCACGATTGATGCTCATGTCGTAGTTGGCCTGAAGGAATTTCATGATTCGGGCATTCTCATAAACGGGGAAAGTGATTGCGGATGGGAGAATCTGGTAGCCAACGATGTCTTCACCCTTGCCATCCTGAATCCACTCCACAAACTGTTCGCCCTCAATGAGCCACTTGCGGAACATTTCCCAACCAGTGTGTTGGACTTTCAGAATGTGGTAGCATAGGTAATCGAAGTTGTCTTCCATCGCCTTGCGGATATTCTCTGGAACGGCCTTGTCGATCATGGGAAGAACGACCTTACCGTCCACATCCTTGGCAACCGCATCATCGGCAATGGCATCAAGGACTTCGCAAATTTCTGGGTAGAAACTCATCTCCCGATACATGATCTTGCGGGACAACTTGTTCTGGAATGCTTCCGTGAAATTGATGATTTCGGACATCGCACCAACTTCATTGAAGTTGCCGTATGTCGC